CTGGATATAATAAGTTATATAATTCTTGTTTAAGTGAAACAAGGTCCAAAGACTCATTTGTTTTTCCTCAAAACACTCATGATTTTTTATAATCATATAGGAATGTTAGGAGTTTAGTTAATGGGTACTTACCCTTAACGACAGCTTGAGTCAGATATGCTACTACTGGGTATGCTAAGTCGAACTTATTAGAAGAAATCATATTACCAATTTTAAAAAGTGATAATAAGGATTTACCTCATTTTCGTTCAATAAGCTTAGTTGTCATTTGCAATCTTCCAAAGAATCCATTATTGGATAAAAATTCTTTGAATGATAAGGCAGATACATCATACCCATTTAGTCCAGTTCGCTTTGCAAACTCTACTACTGGTTTATTAGGTGAAACAATACTTTTATTAATATTGATTGAAACACCTAAGGCGTTACATAATCGTAAGTAAAAAGAAGCGATATCTTTATCAAAAATAACTATATCATCTCCTAAAACTTCGTATAATGTACACCAACCTTTAAATTTTCTATCATTAACTCTTCAATAGCAATATTGAACCATTAAATGATGTGTAAAATTTAGCATGGCCCAGGAAGACAGAGCTCCCATAGGTTGCCCAACAGCATAATGATAATCCCTTGGATCTATACCATAATGATTAGGTAGGACCCGATAGGGTCTACCAATTAATATTTTTTCTCACAGATCCCCTAATGTAGACTTAGTCAATACATTGAGGATGTGAGTTTGTATAGTGATAGGTAATCTATCAGTTGCTGAGGAAAGGTCAAAACCATAAGAACAATTGTACTTAACTGATTTCTCCAAAGCTCTATTAAAAGCTTTAGATTGATCATGTGTACCGTCATTTGGAAGATTCTTAAATAAATCAAATAATGATTTATGTAAGGGGTATAGCAATGACTGAGTAATTACATCAACCATTGCAAACACCCTTAATTTACCGGCAGCTTCTTCTTTAAAAGAAAGCTGACCAATACAATTAATTCGATCTCCAATTTCCGTTTGTTCTTTTAGAACTTGTCCTTCTTGAACTCGTCGCTGAACCTCCATTTCCCTAGCTTTGATATATGAGCAGAGTCGAAAGACTCTCTTCATAAATCCAGAATGAGTGAGATTAACGTAATCATTAATAGCACCCCACACATCTAAAAAATGTGTAGAAAGACTATTATAATCACGAAGAATCCCTGCCCAACTGAGTTTAGAGGAAGGTGAACTTTTAAGAATAAATCTTAAATGTTCCACTCGTAATCTAGACGGATGGAAACCGTAAATATGGAAATTTGCAATTAACTTAAGTAAGTAATTACTTATGAATTTATTGAAATCGCCTATCGGTTTTTCATCACCTACGAAAGGATCTGTAATCGTATTCAATTTCGATTTAACAGGACCTTTAAGTACACGATAGCAACTCGTTATTGATAATCAATAACGAATTACTGTAAGTGAACCTCTGACGATAGCTGCTCTGTCCTCGAGTTTAATAAACTCAGGAAGACCGCTTTTCGACAGTCGTGGTAAGGGGAGGTCAGGTTCGATATCTCTTAATGAAGAGAAAGGAGAACCTGATATCTTTTTTTGGATAGCAAGTTGTGCAGCTTTTAAGTATTTGATCACAAATAAGGGACCATGATTTTTGTTAATTTTGAAAATCATGATACCAAAGTTGTGAAGACTACGTATCTTGTTGAGACCTTTATTATTT